AACAATTATGTTCGTAAAGATGACTACAGAATTGACATTGCCGAGATCAAGGGGATGTTTAATCGCATTATGGATAAATTAGATACTAAGGCTGACAAATCTTGAATATGGAGATCCTCTCCATTGTTAAATTTGGTGATCCTGAATCACTAGGAGAGTTTTTGTTTGAAAATGGGGTGCAACACTACCTTTTTTGGGAAACATTGGCTGATACAGGCTATTCTTACCCTAAATTCCCCATTACAGATGCCAATATTGACAATCTAGATGACTGGTTATTGGCTCATCAAGTAGAGCATCAAGCCATTGCTAGTGCATTAAATTTAAGCAATCCATTCAATATGTTGGATGTAGATTTCAATAAAGAGAACGATTTTTACGATTGGTTAGGCACTCATTATTCAATTCATCAGCAAATAGCTGCAACTTTAGGGCTTTATTAAATGTTCCCCACCGCCAAAAAAAATCGGTTTTTTGCATTGCACAATGAGGTGATCTTATATGTATGATGAATATGGAAATTGGATAGATTTAGGTGGTGGTAGTGGCGGTGATACTGTAGATGTTATTCCCGCTCCACCTGAATACGATACTTCTGCTAACTTATCAATTACGCCTTTATCTCCCGCAGATGAAGCACAATATCAGAAAGATTTAGCTTCATCGGATGCTCAAGCGCAATTGCAAGCTCCCAATATTCAAAATATATCAGATCAAATCAATAATTTTCAAGACATATTGCCAGCAGACCTAACCAGTCAAATTCAGTTAATGTCAAAAAATCTGTTGCAACAACAATCTGATATTCAAAAAGATGTTAAAGATGCTTTGGCTCAACAAAAAGCAACAAATGATGCTGCTATTGCGTATCAAAAAATATACGCTTCAGCATCGCCACAAATTACCACAGCAACCGCTGATTACAACTCTGCTCTTGCTGGATACAATCAAGCATACGCACAGTATGCAAAATCACACAATCCAAATTATTTAGGTAGTGTATTAGGTCAACTACAACGAGATATACCAAATGTTAGTGCAGGTTGGTTTCTTTCTAAAATGAACACTGATAAAGCAACCATTACTAATTTAAACAATCAAATTACTACTGCTTCAACTTCTTATGCCAATGATTTAGCTACTTATAAAGCTACTTCTGCTGATTTGAAATTAAAAGTTAGCAACTATAACGCTGACTACACTAATTACACGGGTGCAGTAGCTACGGCTCAAGGTGATGTTAAAGCTGCACAAGAAGCAGCAGCAGCAAAAGCAAAAGCAGATCAACAAGCAGCAGCAGATAAGGCAGCAGCCGATAAAGCAGCAGCGGATGCAGCAGCAGCAGCAAAAGCCAAAGCCGATGCGGATGCAGCAGCAGCAAAACAAGCTCAAGATGCAGCAGCAGCAGCTAAAGATGCTGAAGCAAAGGCAGCAGCGGATGCAGCAGCAGCTAAAGCAGCGCAAGATAAGGCTGTGGCAGATCAATTAGCAAAAGATGTAGCATCTAAAACTACTACTCCTACAACAAACGATCCTCAAACTCAATTAAAGGCTTTATTGTCTATAGGCACTCCCGATGTATTGTCTAAATACACTAGCTTGTTTGGTACTGGAGCAACCGCTCAAAACGGAATAGATTTTTATAATTTAATTGTTTGGGATGATGCAAATAAAAAATATGTTATCAATCAAGTTAATTTAAATGATGTTATTGCAAAAAATCCAACTCAATCCGAGCAAATTAAAAGTTTAGTATCCCAATCTATTGATTCTGTAAATTCACAAATTGCAGCAGACCCTACTAAAGCTCCCACTCCTGGATCTGGTGCTGGTGCAGGTAGCGGAACTTCTGGAGGTCCATCTACTGGATCTCCTGGTGGAGGCGGTGGAGGCGGTGGAGGTGGTGGTGCTGATCCAGGTGGAACTACTGGAACTGGTGGGACTACTGGTACAGCTCCAGATGTAAGTTACGGAGGTGGTGACACTGGTTCAGGTACGGGTACTGGTGGGTCAACTGGTTCGGGAACACAAACAGGATCGGGAACAGGTACTGGAACAGGTACAGGCACAGGCACGGGTTCTGGAAGCGGATCTGGAAGTGGCGGTGGCACTGGATCGGGAACAGGTACGGGTACTGGAACAGGTACAGGCACAGGCACGGGTTCTGGAAGCGGATCTGGAAGTGGCGGTGGCGGTGGAGGTGGAGATACATCTACCACTCCACCTAAAACAAAATCTCCAACCACACCAACTGGAACATCGTCTGCTTTTGCACCTACAGATAATTTATCAAGCGTTTTATTAGGTAGTGGTTTAAGCTCTAGACCAGATCTTTCAACAACCTCACAACCTTATTTGTTAGGTACAGATGAACCTCGTAAAAATGTTTGGAATACCGAATCTTTAAAAAATGCGTTAGGAATCTAAATGGCAAATATATCAAAAACTCTAGGAACGGATTTAGCATCTATTGCTCAATTATTACGCTCAAAAGGGCGTGGTAAAGACAGCGTTCTTGCTCATATCACTCCTAAAGAAGCAGCTCTTTTAAAAAAGAGGGGTGGTAAAGGTAGTACAAACCCTGATACTGGATTGCCAGAATTTGATGATTCTGTAGATTCAGCACCTATTGAACAAGCTCCAATTGAGCAAGCACCACCTCCTGTGGATCAAGCTCCAATAGATCAAGCACCTCAACCAATAGATCAAGCCCCACAACCACAAAATTTTGATCCGCAAAATTATGATCCATTTGGCGGTGGTGGCAGTCCAGTTTACAAAGGTGACCCAAATCAACCAACTCCAACTTATGCTTCTGGAGTACCTAATGCAGCCACTTCATTTGGGGGTGGAGGTGCTTTAGTAGATACAAACAAACCAGGCGCAGCTACTTTATTAGAGCCAACGACACCCGATGCTGGAAATGCTACCCCAGATGGAAAACCATCTAGTATGTCTGATTTGCTAAAAGGACTAGGTTTAACTGGAAACCAAGCTACTAGATTAGGTCTTGGTGGTGCTTTAGGTGCATACGGTGCTTCACAAGCAAATAAAACAGCCAGTCAAATAGCTGCTGCACAAGCTCAGCAACAAGCATTGGCTACTCCTTATCAACAACAAGGTCAGCAATTGGTAACTCAAGCCCAACAAGGTCAATTAACTCCTGCAAGCCAACAAGCATACGCTGCTGCTAAAGCTCAACAAAATCAAGCTCAAGCTAATCGTGGTGGTGTTGGTTCTCAACAATCTTCAAACCAATTGGCTCAGATTTATCAAACTTTATTAGATAATCAATACAATTACGGATTGAAAGTAATGAATATTGGTGACAATATTGCTATGGGTGCTATTAAGACGGGTCTGCAATTGGATGCGCAACTTAATCAAGCGACTACTAACTTCTATTCACAATTGGCTAATTATGTGTCTGGCGGTAATATGCAAAGCGCTCCAATAATGCAACAACAACCAGTTGGAGGTCCATAATGTCTATCAATCCAACCGCAATGCCACCAAAAACTGAAGCCCCTGCTCCAGAGATTGCTCCAGAAACGCTTACTGGAATGAAGCAATATCCATTTCTAAAAGAACAACAAGCTGCGGGTGAAAAGGCTTCTGAAGCAAGCATTAAAGCTAAATTGCTTCAAGAATCTACTGCGCTTGAAGAAAAAGGTAAAGCTCTTGAAAAAATTAGCTCTGAAGATAAGGCTTATTACCAAGACATTAAAGGCAAGATGGAGAAGCCACCTGAGTTTAAACCTACTCAGGAAAACGCTATGGAGTTGGGTGCAATCTTTAGCTTGATTGGCACTATGGGAGTAGCCCTTGGTGGTTCAGGAAAGCTATCAGGTCTTAATGCACTAAATGCTATGGGCGGTATGCTCAAAGGCTGGCAACAAGGCAAAAAAGATGTATTTGAAAAAGAACAAAAGATTTTTGACAAAGAAGTAGCTCGTATTAAGTCTGCAAACGAAATGTTAATTAAAGACTTGGAGCAATATCAAAAGTTAAGGGTTATTGACAAAGAGGCTGCTATGGTACAGGCTCAGCAAATAGCATCTAAGAACCCAGGCGTTATTGCAGCTTTACTTGGATCTGGTAAAGCAGATGTAGCGTATGAAATTGCTAAAAAGAACACTGAAATTCATACCAAGATTATGGAATTGGCATCTAGAAATTCTGTTAGCGGTAAGGGTGGAGGTTCTAAGTCTGCTATCAATGAACGATTCCAAAACACCGTTATCAGGTCTGCTAATGAAACATTGCGTTCTCTTGAACTTATGGAAAACATTGGTATTGATATTGGCAAGGGCGGTTTAGGAGGTGTAGTTGGTAAAGGAACTTTAGCATCTGAATCCATAGCAAACATCACAAGATATATGACCTCGCAAGATCAGCTTCGTTATAACGCTGCTGCGGGTGGTATGGCACTTGAATTGTCTTATGTAATGAACGGCGGATATAAACCAAGTGAAGGTCAAATCAATGAATTGAAAAACTTGTATTTGGCTACCCCTCAAGATACTTATGAAACTGCTGCGTTTAAGTTTGCCGATGTGGTCGCAAAACTCAAAGCTGCTATTGAAGTTGCTCCAGCTTATACGGATCAACAAAAACAAAACAATCAAATGCTTTTACAAAAGGTTAACAGATACGCTACTCCAGAAGAAATCTTAGCCAAGATCAATGGTGAACAGCCTAAACCTGACCCTTATGTAAGAACGCCAAGCGATAAAACAATTGCTCGTCAAGGAACTGTCAAGGGCGGTCCTAATGATGGTAAAACCAAAATTGAATATACAGATGGCACTACGGAGTACAAATAATGTCTGAAGAAACGGTTGAATGGCAAACCCCTAAACCTTCTAATGAGGAAGTCGTTGATTGGAAAAATCAGCCAGGCAAATCTATTGCTAAAAGACCTGGAGATCCATCTTGGGCGCAACAAATGGGCGGTCTTACTTATGGTGCGGGAACGCAATTATTAGGTGCGCCTGGAGAAGCCGAGGAGTTTCTAACCACTGGTGGTAAAGGTGAAAAACTAGGTGGAGAAGGTCAATTCTTTCCAACAACTAAACAAGTTCGCACAGGTCTTAAAGAAATTGGTGTTGAACCACCTGCTAAAACTGGTTTTATGCAAAAGACAGGTGAAGTGCTTGCCGATGTAGGCATGGCTGTACCAATGGGCGCTAGAACCGTTGGCACAGTGGTTGGTAGCACTACTAAAGAAGGTGAGCGTATTGCGGGTATTGCAGAGCGCCTTGGATTTAAATTATCTCCATCCCAAGTTCGTGCAGATGCTCCCGTATCTGAAAAAGGCGCTGTTTTCAATGCAAAACATAATCAAACTCTTGCAAACCGATTAGCTAGTAATGGCACTGGTAAAGCTGTTGATGAGATTACTGGTCCTTTTTTAACTCAAAGAATCAAGGATTTAGGCAAAGAATTTGACGATGTTTATAAGGGTAAAGAGTTTGCAATTGACCCTAATGCTGCAACTTTCTTACAAAATTTAAATTATTACGAGCAACAACTTGGTTTTGGCGGTGTTCCAGCCATACGAGAAGCTACCATTTCTATTTTAAATAACATTCAAACTGGGAAAATTGCTGGCGATGATTTGCAACGCTTGCGTAATGCACTTACTCAAACAGCTAGAACTTCATCAGATCGTGGAAAAGCTCACGAAATTTATGATTTAGTTGATAAGTTGGATGATGCCGTTGAATCAAAAAACCCTGGCTTAAAGAAAACTTTAGATGTTTTAAGACCAAAATATCGAAATACGGTCATTCTTGAGGATTTGTACAACTCAGGTGGTATTCAACAAGGAAACATTAGCTTAGAAAGATTGGGAAACCAAGTAAGCGATAAATCTGCTTTGCGTAGAAATCCACAGGATATTGATAACCTTGGGATGCTTGGTAGCCAACTTGGATTGCGTGCAAGGTGGGAATCTGCGGGTGAAGATATGCCAGGAATAGTCAAAGGCGCTGTCAGAACTCATGGAATGTTGCCAGAAGTAGTTAGAGGTTTGAGTGTTCCGTTGCGTAGCAGACCAGCTCGTGTTGCACAGCGTTACGCTAACAGACCTGCGGGGGCTACTCAAAGATTGGGTGAAGCTCTTGGTACAACCCCCGCTATTGAAGGCATGGTTCGACCATCGGATAAAAAATGAGCAAAAAAAGTAAAGGCGTTAACCCCGATTTAGAAGAAGCAGTTAGCACATTGCTAAAAGAAGTCATGGCGGATGAAACCGCTTCTTTGACTGATAAATGCAAGGTTATTGATCGTGCCGTCAACATTGAGAAGCTCAAACAGAAGATTTCTGACGATGAGTGGGGATCAGGATTTGGAACAGTTGATGATAACGATGAGTAAGGTTAAACTGTGATCTGGAATAGATCAATTGGGGATAATTATGGAAGCAGTAGGAATTTTACGCCTAGCATTAGGGGTCATTACAGACCGTTTGATTACGATTTTGGCTCTAATAGCCTCAAGCGTGATGTGCGGTTGGACAATGTGGAATCCCATGTGGGAGAGAGTGGTAACTCTAGCAATATTTGTAGTATTCAGTTACCTTATAGTGAATGTAAAAGAGAGGAAGCAAAATGAGCTTAGAACCGAAAACTAAAGGTAGTACAGGTGGTACACCTCATAAAAGACCATCAGAAAACAATCAGCAAGTATCTAAAGCTGTTCGCCCTCCATTACCTAGAGATGGATCTGCCAATGGAATTAACACTTCTTTAGGTGGAAAGATGCCAGCAGGGTATGTTTCTGTATGGAATTTTGATGGTAATAAAAACACCAAAAACTCCGCTACAACTAAGCCTGGCAATGCTGGTGGCAAGGACATTTTCTAAATGGCTAACAATATCGCTTTCCAACCAATGGGGAAAACGGTAAAGGTAGCTGTTACAGGAGCTGCTAATACGCAATCCAATGTGTTTACCATTACCTCTGATAGTCCATCAAACCAGTATTTTTTATCTAATGCCGATGTAAATAATGCTGTTTATGTATGGATAAACCCTACAAACAGCTTTAATGTGGCGTTACCTGATAATGGTCCTGGCTATGTAATTCCTTTGCCACCCTATGCTTACAAAGTAATCACTGGTCCACAAGTAAGTCAAACAGGAAATGTGTACGCTAGAGTAATTGGCGATGCAGCCAACGCTTCTGTTTACATTACTCCTGGAGAAGGTCTGTAATGAACTGGCTAACGCAAATAGCGCCCACAATCGCTACTTGCCTTGGCGGTCCACTAGCAGGTTTAGCAGTAACAGCTTTATCTAAGCTATTTGGGGTTGCGCCTGACCAAGTGCAGTCTATGATTAACGATAACAAACTATCGGCAGATCAGATTGCAGCAGTCCAACAAGAAGAAATACGCTTTAAAGAGCAAACTCAAGCTCTAGGCTTAAATTTTGAACAGCTTGCTGTGGAGGATCGTAAAAGTGCTAGAGATATGCAAACGACTACTCAAAGCATTATCCCTCCTTTGCTTAGTATTCTTGTTACCGTTGGGTTTTTTGGCATATTGGCTTACCTTATGGTTACTCCTGCGGATACTGCGAATACACCCTTGATGATTATGCTTGGCTCATTAGGCACTGCTTGGACAGGAATCATTGCTTTTTACTTTGGATCTTCTGCGGGTTCACGAGCTAAAGATCAAATGTTATTTGAATCCACCCCCGCAAAATGAATTTAGAATTAAAGCGCACTTACTTTGGTAGCGACTTTACTGTCGGAAGCCTGTATGCAGATGAAAAATGGATCTGTTACACATTGGAAGATAAAGTAAGAGAGGTAGAGGGAAAGCCTGTTAGTGAATGGAAAATAGCAGGTGAAACCGCTATACCTAGTGGAACATATCCCGTTAAAATTACTTATTCCAATCGGTTTTACCGAAATTTACCCTTGCTTTTTAATGTAGAAGGGTTTGAAGGAATCCGAATCCACCCTGGCAACTCCAATAAAGATACTGAAGGCTGTATTTTGGTAGGTCTTAAATGGGATGGAATAAGCGATTGGATTAGTAACTCAGTAGATGCTTTTAACAAGCTCTTTCCTTTTTTACAGGAAGCTACTGACTCGATCACTATTAAAATTGATAATGGATAGCCATTACAAATCACTGCTTAAAGCTGTAACTTGGCGCATTACAGGCAGTTTTGATACTTTTGTTCTATCTTGGATAGTGACAGGTCAAGTAAACCTAGCGTTCAGCATAGCCTTTATAGAGCTATTTTCTAAGATAGCCCTATATTGGTTACATGAACGCATCTGGTTAAAGATCAAGGTGCTGGAATAAGCTGTCCTTCAAACAAATAGCTTCCCATGTGTCCTAATTGCGCCCAAGGAGCTGCATACACTTTACCGCCAGCCAACCTCCAGATACGGCAAAAGTGATAATCCTCAGATAACAGTCTATTGCTATCAGGTTCAATGGAAGTAGCAAAATATTCGTGTATAACTTCTGCATGATTGAGTTGACCTGAAAGATCTCCTACATCATTGGTATAAAAAGGCACTGTTTTCTTAAGTTTTTGAAATACTTTTCGCTTAATCAACATAAATCCAGTACCACCATTGAAAATCTCTACAGGTTCAGCTACAGGAACGGTAACTTCGCCTCGATAATCCACTAAATTGACCACGAATGACCCCGTATAGCTTTTTAATTGATCGTGGGGTACTCCAGCATCCATTGCTTGTTTAGTGCTGTGCCAATTGATTTCTTTCTTAGGGTAGATACCGCAAATAATGTCTTTATTTGCTTTTATCATCTCTATGATGTCCTCTGGTCTGAATTTAATATCTGCATCAATAAACATCAGATGCGTAGCATTGGTTTTAAGAAAGGTATGCGCTAAAGCGTTTCTGGCACGGGTAATCAGGCTCTCATTAAACATAAAACTAAATTGAGTTTGGATTCCCGCTTGTGCAAGCACGCTTACGGATTGCAAGATGGATTGAGTGTAAAAGCCAGCACACATACCGCCATACATCGGAGTAGCAATAAAAATAATCGGTTGTACGGGTTCTTTTTTAGCTTTTTCTTTCTGTGCTACTGGTTTCTTTTTAGTTGCCATGATTTTCCTTAAATAAAGTTGTCGGTACTAGCGTTAATGACTTCGTTAATCAATATGTTCTTTCTGTCGTTAGAACACTCGTGCATACAAGTGGTCTTAGCATTGAATTTGTCCATATAGGCTTGTGTTTCAGGGCTAAACCATAGCCTATGAAAGCTACTGTCTTTGATAGATCCTATACATCCTGACTTATCGTAGGCTTTGTTATGACAAGCATATACATTGAGGTCTGCACCGATGACGGGTACGGTCTGCATAATGAAGCACTTGTGATAGCTTCTAGTATGAGAGTGACTACTCCCAGGAGTAATGTTGTAAGTGCTGTTAACAGTAAAGCGATCATCACATATCTTTTGAATGTTTTTAAGCTGTTCATTAACTTCCTCTGCTATCGGTTTATGGTATTCATAAAAGTCTGGTACATACATTGGACTGAAACGCACATTTTCAACACCGCTATCTTTTAATAACTGGGTTAGTCCCCCAAGATTTTTGTAATTGTTGCGATGCACAATATAATTAACAGCCAGATCACATCCCGCATCTTTCATTCCCGCAAAACCTCTTAGATTGCGGATGATGCTATCAAAACTCTTTTCTGGCACATTCCTAAACCGCTTCATTTCCTCGCCATTGGTGTAATCCATTGATACACGCACCCACTTGGCTTTGGCTAAGACTTCCGCTTTTTCTTTAACTAGGTTCTGACCATTGGTGATGATGGATAGGTCCATTTTGAGAGCTAATGTTAAGCGCATGAAGTCTGCTATATCAGGGTGCATCAATGGCTCTCCACCCCCACTCCATGTAATAGCTTTAGTACCCATGTTAGCTAGGTCATGCAAGATCTCAATCATCTTATCTCTAGGGATGATGTCATCTTCCTTCATGTCCTCGTGCATACCGCTAACAATATGTTCTTCTTCTCCACCGTCTTTTACTCTAAAACCAGTGCTATACACGCAAAAGAAACATCCGTGATTACAAAGGTTAATTGGCTTGACCCGAACATACACAGGTGCAGTAACCTTCCCCGCCCCAAAAGAAATCAGCTTTTCTGGATGATGGAAGATCTTAAAATCACTGTATTTATTGCTTTTCACGCTAAATCCTTATATTCGACCAACATTACGGAATCAAAAGTCTTGCTGGCAAGGTCATAAAACACCTCAATATCACCCTCATCTTTCATTTTCCACACAGGAAAGCTCACCATTTGGCGTATTCCCTCAGTTAAATCTTGAGTATGAGTAGCGCCTGTATAAAGAGGCTTCTTGGTATTGCCCACAATGCAACGAATAATGACTTTTGGGTGAAACTCACCATGAGAGATTTTGGCTATTTTGTCTAAATGGTTGACCATTGCATCCATTGCGTTCATTAAGAAGTCCATACGCTCAATAAAGACCACTGGAAGGTATCCCTTGAGTGATAGTCCTATTGCAAAACCCATCATTAAGTTTTCCGCTACTGGCATCTCAATAATTTGCTCATCTTTGACATTTTTAAGAGTTCCTAATGCACGACCCTTTTTAAGACCATATCCCACAAAACGCACACGGGGATAACCTGCTAATTTAGTATTTGCATCAGTTAAGGCATCTTTGTAACTCATTTCTCTTGTGCTTTTCCCATCGGTTCAATTGTTACTGTTTCCCATTTAACTTCCCCAGTCTTAGGGTTTTTCCACCCATGCTTTGTGTAGGTAGCTGGATAAATACAAGATGGATGCCAATCAAATCTAGTTTCTTGCACCGCCACAACTTCTAAGTCGGTCTGCATATCTTTAAGGTTCATTTCTCACTTGCCTTTCTTAATATTGCTCTAATTACATTATCCAAACCAACAACTTTTTCACTTTGAGAAAAGTTAAGCACATTCTTTATAGCCCATTCAAAGTCGGCTATTTCCTCATCTGTTAGTGTCTTTGCTGGATGGGTGTAGAGTGGGATAGGCTCTGTTGTTCCTGTAACTTTCCATGCAAACTTAATGTCATAGACTGTTACACCTTCGCCTTCGGGGTAAAAATGTCCTACTGGTTCATTGTTCATTTGATGTCCTTAAAGACAATGTGCTTCTTAGTACCATTACCCGCATGAGGATAAGTAGGAGTGTAGTAGTTTCGTATTACGCAACCTGGTAACTTAAACCTAAATTGAGATGGCAAACGCTCCTCAAGGCTAGAATCTACGCTTCTGTTGTTATCTTCAATAATGAATGTACAAGGTAGATCATGTCCTTGGACCATCATTACCGCCTCATAAAAGTGTCCTTGTTCTTCTGCGCCATCACCTAAGAAACACCAGACCCGACTAGAGCTACCTTCTTCTTTAAGTGCGTAAGCTACACCCGTTGCTATTGCGCAAGTGCCAGAAAGAATACTTGAAGTAAAAAAATGACGATCCCTGTCAAACACGAACATAGAGTTGCCATCAAGAATCTTTGCAAGAAGCTCATTTCTGGGAACTCCAGATAAAAGAGCATGATGATGATTGCGGTGAGTGCTAAAAATCCAGTCCCCATCTT